AAAACCGGCGTTAGCCGGCTAGCTGAGAGAAGGTGTCCTGGTGGACACTCCTCGTAGTGCCATCACTATCGTACCACGACCGCCACCCGCGCCAACTGCTTGCGCAGAAGACGTGGGCGGTGGAGGTCATGGTCCTTCCACGAACCTCATAGCCATTCCCATGGCTAGGAGGTTCAGACACTTTACTTGAAAGGTGGTGAAGAGAAATATCGTCTCCTCGAGCAACTTCAAGGTACTCGGCACGAGCGCTCTCGTCAATCGTAGAACGATTGAAGTAGAGCGCGTAGCCGCCAGGAACGTCCTTTAGGGACTTTCTGACGGGTCGCTCAACGTAGCTTCTGAAAGTCCATCCTTCCCAGGAGGGGTGCTTTCCGCCACGTTGCGGGGTCGCCTCATCGAATTCACTGATGAGGTGGCCGTCGCCGAAGCCTTCAGGTCCGAAGACCCGGTAGGCCTTAGGGAGGCGGTCAACCATCCGACCATGTAAATGATCAAGACCACGCACAACACTGCGATAAGCAGAGTCACGTTGTGGCCTGACACCTGCATGGAGAAGGTATTCCAATTTCGATTGGAACCTTCTGAGGAAGTTGATCGCATAAAACACCCTAAGAGGTCTGCGTCCGATTCTTTCTTTAAAGAATACGGGACGAACGGGAAGGCCCCGAAAGAAGTCCGCACCACAGCTCTCGAAAAATGCGCCGTCCTTGAAGGACTTAGCACGATTCGGCGAGAAACCACAGGCAGACAAGACCTCAGCTAAAAGGTCGAACGCTTCACGGGGAACGATAATATCGTCCCCATACACGTGCAGGTTACCCTGCGTGGAGTAAGAGACTCCAACCTCCTTACAGCTCGCAACTGCGAGTGCGTAGAAGATCAAAGTCTCCAGCTCAAACGTGTACGCGTTACCCATAGAGGAGAACTTCTGGAATTGCTTCCAGGAGCCCCCATAAAGGTAATTTGGGCATCGACAGGTATCCAGCAAGTGGAACCAGTCGTAGGGAAGGATCTCCATAACGAGTAGATACGAAATTGTATCGCTCGCCGATGAGAGATCGATAGTCGACAGCTTCGAGGTGTAGGCCTTTTGGGCCAGCCTCTGGTTAATCGACTGGTCGTTCAAATCCACTCCGTAGCGTGACAAACGCCGACGGATGTGGGAACCAATCCCCTTCTGCATCATTCCGTTTAGAAGCGGCTCAATGCAGATTGCCCGATCGACAGAAGCGTCTTTCGGAACAAAAGTGAGCTCACTGCCCTGGACTAAGCGGACATCAACCTTATCGGTATCAATCCATCCCGGAAATTCCGCGAGGAACTCCGGCAGGACATGAGCCATGTCGTAGGTGCACTCTAGGCCAGATGTAACCTTTTTGTATACGGAGGTATCCCCCCGTATCCCAAAGCAAGCACCCGGTCCGAAGGCAAAGTCGAGGTGTTCGAAGGAAGGAACGGTACCAAGGACGTCAGCAACAATTCCACGCGCGCGTTCGAATACGCGCTCCACGTGCGGCAGCATTTTAAG